GGCGGCGGTATGGCGCGAAATAGTCGCGTCCAAGCCGGCCGATTGGTTCGGGTCGGACAACTTGCCGCTCCTCGAGCACTACTGCTCGATGACGGTGGAGTCGCGGCGCGTTTCGGCGATGCTGCGGCAGGTGAGCCCTGAATGCCTGGACGACTACGAAAGGCTGATCGCCCTGCAGGCAAAAATCGGCGGACAGCTGTCGTCGCTCGCAACAAAAATGCGACTGACGCAGCAAAGCCGGTACGGCGCAAGAGCAGCGGCAACCGCCAGCGACAAGACCGCGACCAAGAAGCCGTGGGAGTTCGGCGGCTAGGCCGCGGCGACCGGAATATCGCGTGGATCGAGTCGACCTGCCGCGTGCCGGAGGGCGCGCAGGTGGGCCGGCCGGTGGTGCTGCGTGAGTGGCAGCGGGACATCATCCGCGGGATCTACGACACGCCGACGCGCCGCGCCATCGTGAGCTTCGGCCGGAAGAACGGGAAGACCTCGCTCTCGGCGTTCCTCCTGCTGCTGCATCTCTGCGGCCCGGAGGCTCGCGCGAACTCGCAGCTCTTCTCGGCTGCCCAGTCGCGAGACCAGGCGGCGATCCTGTTTGCGCTGGCCGCCAAGATCGTGCGCATGTCGCCCGACCTCAACGCGGTGGTGGCGGTGCGGGACACGGCGAAGCAGCTCTTCTGCCAGGAGCTCGGGACTCTGTACCGGGCGCTCTCGGCGGAGGCCTCGACGGCCTACGGTCTGTCCCCGGTGTTCACGGTGCACGACGAGCTCGGGCAGGTGAAGGGGCCGCGCAGCGAGCTCTACGAGGCGCTCGAGACGGCGAGCGGCGCGCAGGCCGAGCCGCTCTCGATTGTCATCTCGACGCAGGCCCCGACCGACGCGGACCTGCTGTCGGTGCTGATCGACGACGCGCGCAGCGGCGCCGATCCGAAGACGAAGCTCTACATGTTCGCGGCGGACGAGGCGCTCGACCCGTTCGGCGAGGATGCGATGCGCGCGGCCAACCCCGCGTTCGGCGACTTCCTCAACCCGACCGAGGTGCGCGAGCAGGCGGCGGCGGCGAAGCGGATGCCGAGCCGAGAGAGCAGTTACCGCAACCTGGTGCTGAACCAGCGGATCGACCAGACCTCGCCCTTCGTCCCGCGCGCGGTGTGGTCGCGGAACGCGGCCGAGCCGGACGACGCGGTGTTCTACGAGAGCCGGGTCTACATCGGGCTCGACCTGTCGGCGCGGAACGACCTCACCGCGATGGTGGCGGCGACGCGCGACGAGGCGGGGCGCTGGCACATCAAGCCGTGGTTCTTCGCCCCGGGCATCGGGCTCGGCGACCGGGCCGCGAGGGACCGGGCGCCCTATGACGTGTGGCGGGACCGCGGACAGCTGGTCGCGACGAGCGGCGCGAGCGTCGACTACTCAACCGTGGCAGAGCACCTCTGTGCGCTCTGCGACGACTGGGACGTCGCGGCGATCGCCTTCGATCGCTGGCGGATGGACGTGTTCAAGACCGAGCTCGCCCGGCTGGGGCGGGAGCTTCCGCTGGTGGAGTTCGGTCAGGGGTTCCGGGACATGGCTCCGGCGCTCGATGCGCTCGAGGGCGAGCTGATGGCGGAGCGGATCTGCCACGGCGGGCACCCGGTGCTCACGTGGTGCGCTGCGAACGCGATCGTGACGAAGGACGCCGCGGGCAACCGGAAGCTCGACAAGGCGAAGGCGACCGGCCGCATCGACGGCATGGTCGCGCTGGCTATGGCTATCGGGGCGGCGGCGAAAGCTTCGCCGACCCTGCAGGAGACGAGCGTGTACGAAAACAACGGTCTGCTGGTGCTCTGATGGCATGGTGGAACTTCTTCACCGGGCGCAAGTCCGTGACGGTCGACGACATCGCGCGCGAGATCGCGCGTTCGCGCATGGGTGCATCCGGCGCGGTCGTCAACTCCGAGTCGGCGATGCGGGTCGCGGCGGTCTACGGCTGCGTGCGCGTGATCTCCGAGACGGTCGGCTCGCTGCCGCTGCACATCTACCAGCGCCAGAACGGCGGGAAGGCTCGGGCGGACACGCATCCGCTCTACCGCCTGCTGCACGACACGCCGAATCCGTGGCAGACCGCGATGGAGTTCCGCGAGATGATGCAGGCGCACCTGTGCCTGCGGGGCAACGCCTACGCGTACATCAACTGGATCGGTCCTTCGCGGGTGTCCGAGCTGATCCCGATCCACCCCGACCGGGTGACGGTGAAGCAGCGGCCGGACATGAGCCTCGTGTACGAGGTGCGCAACTCGGCCGGCGCGGCGCAGGAGTTCGAGGCCGAGGACATCCTGCACATCCGCGGGCTGTCTTCGGACGGCATCACCGGGCGCTCGGTGCTCGAGGACGCGCGCGAGACCGTGGGCGTCGCGCTCTCGACGCAGGAGTACGCCGGCCGGTTCTACGCGAACGATGCGACGCCGAGCCTTGCCGTGACGCTGCAGGGCCAGCTCTCGCCCGAGGCGCGGCAGCGGTTCGTGAACTCGTGGCAGGAGACCTTCGGCGGCTCGCGCAACGCGCGGCGCACGGTGGTGCTCGAGCAGGGCGCCAAGGTCGAGCCCATCGCGATGACCTTCGATGACGCCCAGTTCCTCGAGACGCGCAAGTTCCAGCGGTCGGAGATCGCCGGGATCTTCCGCGTCCCGCCGCACATGATCGGCGACCTCGAGCGCGCGACGTTCGGGAACATTGAGCACCAGGCGATCGACTTCGTGACGCACTGCATCCGCCCGTGGCTCGTCCGCTGGGAGCAGGCGCTCTCGCGCGCGCTCTTCACGGCGCCGGGCTTCTACTTCCCAGAGCACGCGGTCGAGGGGCTGCTGCGCGGCGACATCAAGAGCCGGTACGACGCCTATGCGATCGGCCGGGCGAACGGCTGGTTGTCGGCCAACGACATCCGGTCGCTCGAGAACATGAACCCGATCAACGGCGGCGACGTGTACCTGCAGCCGCTCAACATGGCGCCCGCCGGATCGCCGGCCGCGCAGGGGCAACCGTGAGGTGAGTGAGATGTCAATCGAGAAGAAGCACCTGCGGGTGGCCGCAGAGATCAAGGCGTCGGCCGAGGGCGTCATCGAGGGCTACGGCTCCGTCTTCGGCAACGTCGACAGCTACGGCGACATCGTCGTCGCGGGCGCGTTCGCGCAGACGCTGAAGGGCGACCGCGCCCCGGCGATGCTCTGGCAGCACAACCCGGACGAGCCCATCGGCGTCTGGACGGAAGTCCGCGAGGACAAGCGCGGGCTCGTGGTGAAGGGCCAGCTCGCGCTCGGCACCCAGCGCGGGCGCGAGGCGCTCGAGCTCATCAAGATGGGCGCCCTCTCGGGCCTGTCCATCGGCTACAGCACCGTCAAGTCGAGCTTCGACGAGCAGAGCGGCATCCGCTCGCTGCTCGAGCTCGACCTGTGGGAGGTCTCGCCGGTCACGTTCCCGGCGAACGAGGCCGCCCGGATCACCTCGGCCAAGAGCGCCGAGGGCATCAAGACCATACGCGATTTCGAGAACTTCCTGCGCGAGCAGGGGTTCTCGCGAGGTGCAGCGGCGGCCATCGCGCTGCACGGGTTCAAGGCGACGCAGGGGGAGCCTGCCGCCGGTTCGGATGAGACGCAGGGTGAGCCTGCCTCGGACGAGCTGCTGATGGCGATCCAAGCGGCCAGCGCGGCACTCGCCCGCTGACCGGAAATCATCCCCCTTTGTCAGGAGACAAGACCATGACCATCGAAATCAAGAGCGCCGTCGACGGCCTCGCCAAGTCCTGGGCGGACTTCCAGGCGGCCGATCGCGACGCGAAGAGCCGCTCGGAGTCCGAGCGCAAGGAGATCCTCGAGAAGGCGAACGCCGCTCTCGAGGCTGCCGAGGCCGCCAAGGCCGCGGCCGAGGCCGCTGCGACCAAGGCCGGCCGCGCCGCCCTCGGCGCCGGCGGTGACGTCAACCCGGACAAGGCCGAGCACAAGAAGGCCTTCGGCGCCTTCATGCGCAAGGGCCTCGAGACCGGCCTGCGCGACATCGAGCGCAAGGCGGTCCAGCTGGCGGTGAACGCCGACGGCGGCTTCGCGCTGCCCGAGGAGATCGCCGCCGAGGTGCAGGCCCGGCTCGTGGACATCTCGCCCGTTCGCCAGGTGGCGACCGTGGTGCAGGTGTCGACGAACGACTACAAGCGCCTGATCGACATCCGCGGCACCACGTCCGGCTGGGTCGGTGAGACCGCCGCGCGCCCGGAGACCAACACCCCGCAGCTCGCCGAGCGTTCGGCGTTCATGGGCGAGGTGTTCGCCAACCCGCGCGCGACGCAGCAGTCCCTGGACGACGTGTTCTTCAACGTCGAGCAGTGGATCGCCCAGTCGGTGGCGACCGAGTTCGCCCGTGCCGAAGGCGCCGCCTTCATCTCGGGCAACGGCACCAACCAGCCGCGCGGCTTCCTCAACTACTCGACCGCGGCCACCGCGGACGGGGCGCGTGCGGATGCCGTCCTCGAGCACCTCGCGACGGGCGTGTCGGGTGACTTCGCGGCCGCGAACAAGGCCGACGTGCTCATCAACGCCGTGTACCGCCTCAAGGCGGGCCTGCGTGCCGGCGCGGCGTGGATGACCAACAAGGCCATCCTCGGCGAGCTGCGCGGCCTCAAGGACACGACGGGCCAGTACCTCTGGCAGCCGGGTCTGACGGCCGGCCAGCCGAGCACGCTGCTCGGTTACGCGGTGTACGAGGCGGAGGACATGCCGGCCAAGGCGGCGAACTCGCTGTCGATCGCGTTCGGCAACTTCCGGGCCGGCTACTGCATCGTGGATCGCGTGGGCGTCTCGACGCTGCGCGACCCGTACAGCAGCAAGCCCTACGTGTCGTTCTACACCACCAAGCGGGTGGGCGGCATGTTGCTGGACAGCGAGGCGATCAAGGTCATCCGCTTCGGCACGACCTGATCCTCGCCACCCTGATCGGAGTATTCCGATCCTGGAAGGGGGCGGCCTTCGGGCCGCCCCTTTTCCTTTTCGCGAAGAGGTTTCCATGCAGATCAAAGTGACCAAGGCCTTCGCCTACGCCTACGGCGGCACCAATGTCGTGCAGTACGCCGAGGGCGAGACCGTCGACGTCCTGCCTGAGTGCGGCGAGCTCGCCGTGGCCGAGGGCTGGGCGGTCCCCGCTGATGCGGAGAAGGCCGCGCCCAAGCCGGCCACCAAGGCCCGCAAGGCGGCGCCGGAGAACAAGTGATGTACGGCCTGCGGGTGACAACCCCGCCCACCGCGGAGCCGCTCTCGCTCAGCGAGGCGCGCGCTCACCTGCGCGTCGACTCGTTCGACGATGACGGCACGCTCGCGGGTTTCATCCTCGCCGCTCGTCAGCACATCGAGTCCATCTGCGGGCTCGCGCTGTGCACCCAGACCTTCACCATGACGCTCGACGATTTCCCGATCGGCGAGCCCATCAAGCTCCCGCGCGCGCCGGTCCAGTCGGTCGCGGCGGTGCGCTACTACAACGACGCCGGGTCGCTCTTGACCTGGTCGAGCTCGGAGTGGGAGACCGACGTGCGCTCTGAGCCTGCGCGGCTGCGGCCGCGTGACGGCTTCAAGTGGCCGAGCGTCGCCGACAAGCTGGGCGCGGTCGAGATCGAGTTTGTCGCCGGGTACGGCGGCCCCGAGCTCGTGCCGCAGCCCGTGATGCACGCGATGCGCCTGCTCGTCGGGCACTTCTACGAGAACCGCGAGGCCGTCAACGTCGGCAACATGGTGACCGAGCTGCCGCTGGCCGTGGATGCGCTCCTGCGGCCCTACAGGCCGCTCCTATGAGAGCTGGCCGTCTCAGCCACCGGGTGACCGTCGAGCGCGCCACGGACGGCACGGACGCGTATGGCGACCAGGTCCAGACATGGACGGCGCTTGCGACCGTGTGGGCCGGCATCGAGCCGCTGTCGGGGCGCGAGTACCTCGCCGCCTCGCACGTCCAGGCGGACATCTCGACGCGCATCGTGATGCGCGGCATCCCGGGCGTGACCCTGACGCCGAAGGACCGCATCCGGTTCGGCACCCGGCTCTTTGACATCAAGCAGATCGTCGACGTGGACCTTGGCGGTCGCGAGCTGCAGATCATGACGCTCGAGCGGTTCACCTGATGCCCGTCGTCTCGGACATCAAGGTCGAGGGCTTGCGCGAGCTCGAGGCCCGCCTGCTCGAGCTCGACGCGGTGGCCGGCAAGAAGCTGATGCTGCGCGCCACGCGCCGCTCGCTGCTGCCGCTGCGGCGGCAGGCTGTGGCGAACGCTCAGCGCTCGTCGCGCTCGGGCGGCCTTGCGCAGGCCATCAAGATCGTGACCGTGACCCCGAAGGCGGGCGAGACGGTGCAGGTTCAGGTCGGCCCGAAGAAGAAGGACCGCCGCGGCCTTGCGCTGCACAACCTGTACTACCAGCGCCGCCGGAAGGGCATCTTCTACGGGCACTTGGTCGAGTTCAGTTTCACGGCCAAGGGCCGCGCCGCGCGCAAGGTAGGCGCTCGACCGTTCCTCGGCCCCGCCTGGGACGCGACCCGCAACAGCATCCCGGCGGAGTTCCGCCGCATCCTCGGGCAGGCGCTCGACCGCATCGCCGGCCGCGCGCGCCAACGCTCGACCGCAACCGAAAGGCTCGTCGATCCATGAGCATCGAGAACGCCATCATCGCGCGCGTGAAGGCGCTCGCCACGGGTGCCGGCCAGCGGGTCTACCGCGAGGTCATCGTGCAGGAGCCGCAGCTGCCCGCGGTCGCGGTGTCGCGCACGGCAGGCGCCGGCATGGCGCGCACGCTCGGCAACGCGCCGCTTCTGCAGCGCGCGACCCTTCGCATCGAGACCGTGGGCGACACGATGGCGCAGGTCGCGCCCGTCGCCGCGGCCATCGTCGCCGGCCTCGATGGCTGGTCGGGCTCGGTGTCCGGCGTGACCGTGCTGCGCGCGACGCTCGTGCAGCAGCAGGAGCAGGCCAACGCTGACGGCGACCGGACGCTCCGCGTCGTGCAGCAAGACTTCGACTTCGTGTTCCGTTGATCGCCCGCCCGGGCGCGTAGCAACCCCAGCCGCCTTCGGGCGGCTTTTTTCTGGAGAAAGAAGATGCCCGCATACATTTCCACCGGCACGGTGTTCTCGGCCGGCGACGGCGCGACCCCGACCGAGGTGTTCGCCGCGGTCGCGCAGGTTCAGGAGGTCAAGTGGTCGGGATACGCCCGCAAGGTCGTGGACGCCTACGTCCTCGGCTCGAGCTACCCCGAGCGCATGGTCGGCACGCACGACCCGCAGAACGTCGAGCTCAAGCTCCTCTGGGACCCGGCCGACACCACCCACGAGGCCATGCGCACCCGGCTGCTCGCCGGCACGCAGCACAATTACCGCATCACGCTCCCCGACCCGGGCGCGTACCAGGTGCAGGTCCGCGGCTTCTTCACGAAGTTCGAGATCGACAGCCTCACGGCTGAGGGCGGCGAGATCGTGGTCAACGCCACGCTCGAGCTGACCGCGCTGCCGACGGTAACCCCGTAATGCCGGCGTCCCGGGATCTCCTGCGGGCACAGATCAGCTCGACGCTTGCCAAGGCATCGGTCCGTCCGATCACCGTGGCCGGCGTCGATCTTTTCGTCCGGGGCCTCTCTGGCGCCGAGCGCGTCCAGCTGCAGAAGTGGGCGGCCGAGGCTGAGGCTGGCGGCGAGCCGGTCTCCGACCACCGGGTCGCTTGGATGGGGCTCTGCGACGCCGACGGCGTGCGCCTGTTCGACGCGGTCGACGACGTGGCGGCGCTCGACGGGGCCTCGGTCTCCGCGATCGCCAAGGCGGTGATCGAGGCGTCCGGGCTCGGCAAGGGTGCCGACGAGGCCGCCGAAAAAAACTGACACGCGAGCCGGAGCTGCTGCTCTGGTTCCGGCTCGCGGCGCAGTTCGGCATCCCGGTCGGTGAGCTGCAGGAGCGGATGAGCTCCGACGAGTTCACGACCTGGGGCGCGTTCTTCCAGCTTGAGCCTTTCGGCTTCGAGGTGGAGAACTGGCGGATGGGCATGGTGGCCTCGACGGTGGCGAACGCTGCCGGGCCGAAGCGCAACGGCAAGAGCTGGCGCGTCGAGGACTTTGTCCCGGCGCGCAAGGCCGAGCCCGAGCGCGGCCAGTCGGTGGAAGAACAGCGGCGCATCCTCGCCGCGATGGTTGGCGGAGTGAATCATGGCTGACATCGGCACACTCGTCGTTCGGATGGCGGCGGACTCGGCGCAGATGCGCTCCGAGCTCGACCGCGTGAAGGGCGAGCTGAAGAAGACCGACAGCGGAGTCTCCGCGCTGTCCGGTGCGTTCAAGAACTTGGGCGGCATCGTCGCCACGTTCTCGATGGCGGCGGTCGTCACCCAAGCGATGCAGGCCGCCGGCGCGCTGAACGACACCGCGGTCAAGACCGGCATGTCGGTCGACGCCCTGCAGCGGCTGCAGTTCGCGGCGACGCTCTCGGGCGGCTCGCTCGAGGGCGTCTCTGGCGCCGTCGCGCGGATGCAGAAGGCGCTCGTGGGCGCGGAGGAGGGCGGCAAGGAAGCGGTCGCCGCGCTCGACCGGCTCGGCCTCTCTGCCCAGCAGATCCTCGCGCTCGCCCCGGACAAACAGTTCGAGGCCATCGCGCAGAAGATCGCGGCCATCGAGGACCCCGCCGAGCGCACCACCGCCGCGATGGCGCTCTTCGGGCGCTCGGGCGCGGAGCTCATCCCGACGCTGGTCGCCCTGGGAGCCAACGGCGAGGAGGTGGCGGCGCAGCTCTCCGCCATCGGCGGGCCGGTCTCGGCGCAGGCGATCGCCAACGTCGACACCTTGGGCGACCAGCTCGACGTCCTCACGACCGGCGCGAAGAACACCGCCATCGAGCTCACCGCGCTCGCGTCCACCATCCTCGTCCCGCTCTTGCGCGAGACGAACGAGTGGATCAAGTCGCTGCGCATCCTGACGGGCGGCGGCGGCGAGCTCGAGAAGCTGCAGCTCCTGACGGGCGGCGGCGGCGAGCTCGAGAAGCTGCAGCGCAAGCTCGAGATCCTGCAGGAATCGCGGGACTCCATCCCGCTGTTCTTCAATTTCGGATACGTCGAAGGGCAGGGCGTGGTGCTCGGCCGTCGCGGCCTCGAGCAGGCCATCCGCGGCGTGCGTGCCGAGATCGACGCTATGCGGGCGAGCGCGGCGGGCGCTCTCGCGACCGCGCCGGCGACGGTCCCGGTCGACATTCTCCCGCCGCAGATCCCGAACCTCGGCGGCGCGACGGGCGGGAAGGGCGCGAAGGCCGGCGAGCGCGCGCTAACTCCGGCCGAGATCCGCGAGCGAGATCAGCTCGAGCGGGAAAAAAACTTCAAGCGCGAATACGACACGACCGCGCTGCACTTCTCGAACCTCGAGCTGCTCGCGATGGATCACGCCTCGGTCCTCGCGAACATCGACGCGACGAGCGCGGCGCAGCGCATACAGGTCGCGTCGGACTTCGAGTATTTCCGCGCCGATATCGCGCGCGCGTTCGGGCTGCAGCAGCTCGACTTCGAGGCGATCAAAAACTCGTCGATCATCGACCTCGCCGGCGAGCTGTTCACGAGTCTCGCCGGCCAGAACACCAAGCTGTTCAAGGTCCAGCAGGCGTTCGCCATCGCCAACGCCGTGATCAACACGGCCGAGGGCGTCACCAAGGCGCTGCGCTCGCTGCCGTTCCCGGCGAACCTCGGCGCCGCCGCGAAGGTGGCGCTCGCTGGTGCGATCCAGGTCGCCAAGATCCGCAGCACGGTTCCGGGCGGGTCGGCAAACGTAAGCTCCGCCGGCCTCTCCGGCGGCTCGACGGGAACGTCGCCGGCGATACCGCAGACCGCGGGGAACGCGTCGCAAGCGGAGCAGGCTCCGCGGATCGCGCAGGTCGTGATCAACGGCAACCTGTTTTCCTCGCGCGAGACCGCCGACTGGCTCGTCGAGCAGCTCTCGGACGCGATCAACAATCGGGACGTCGTGTTCATCAACGGGAACAGCCGTCAGGCTGGGCTTATCGCGGGGACCTGATCCATGCCGGCCGTCACCTATACCGCGAAGCGCAGCCTAATCGGCGGACATTCGTCGGGCTTGCAGTATTCGCTCGATCTTCGTCTCGTCGAGGGCGGGCTCGGCGTCGGCCGCAAGGTCGGATCGGAGACGCAGCGGTCGCTCTCGGACCGGACCGAAACGCTCTATTTTTACGGCAAGCGCACGTGGTCCCTGATCGCGCTCGTCCTTAACTCGACCGAGCGCGCCGCGCTCGAGGAGTTCCTGCACTCCGTCGAGGCGGGCGAGTCGTTCACGTTCTCGCCTTACGGCTCCGCCGCCGCGATGGGGACGACCTTCTCCGCGCGCCGCGTGACGTTCACGTACAACTACGAGCGGATCGACGGCACCGGCGCGACTCCGAACGACGACGCGATGCGCGTCTCCTTCGACGTGGAGGAGGTCTAAATGCGAACCGATCCGGCCGCGTTCGCGGCGGCTAACGTCGCGTCGATCAAGGAGCCGCGGTTTGTCGTCCGCATCGACTACGCCTCGCCGGTCTATATCACGAGTCACGTCGGGATCTCCGGCGTCTCGGGGACCGTTATCGACGGCGCGCTCCTCGAGCCGTCGATCATCTCGCAGCGTCTAAACCCGATCGACGGTCGCTCCGAGATCGGCTCCGCCTCGTTCTCCGTCGTCGACCTCGGCGGTGCTCTTACCGACGAGATCCGCTCGCGGCTCGGCGCGGCGTCCGGCCTTCGCGATAAGCAGGTCGCGTTCTTCCTCGGCTACGCGGGCCTCGCGTTCTCCGACTTCGTGCTCGTCGGCACGCAGCGCGTAACCGAGGCGCAGTTCGATAAGGGCCGATATCAAATCTCGTGCGCCGATATCCAACGCTCGGCCAAGAAAGATATCTTCGAGCTCGCGGAGACGACGCTCGCGCAGTCGCTCTCGGCGACCGATACCACCGTGGCCGTATCCTCGACGGCCGGCTTTACGGCCGTGTTCCACGGGCCGACCTATTCCGACGCCGCGAACACGACCGTCGGCTACGTCAAGATCCGGGACGAGGTAATCCGTTACACCGGAAAGACGGCGACGACGTTCACCGGGTGTACGCGCGGCGTCCTCGGTACGATCGCCGCGGCCTACGAGGTCGACGCCGCGACGCCGGCGGCGCGCCGCGAGAAGGTCACGGAGCACGTCTACCTCGAGCTGCCCGCGGTCAAGATCGCCTACGCCATCCTCACGGGGCAGCTCTACGGCGACGCCGCGACGCTCCCGGCGTCCTGGCACCTCGGCATCGACACCTCGCTCATCCGCACCTCGGACTTCACCGGCATCGGTGGGGATCTCTGGGACGGCGCCAACGCGGGCGTGGTGATCCGGTTCGAGGGGCTAAAGAAAACGGATGGCAAGAAGTTTCTCGAGGAGGAGATCTGCCGCCTCCTCGGCGTATTCATGCCGGTTTACGCCGACGGCGCGTGGGGCCTTCGCCGCGCCGCGCGCGTTCTCTCCGACGCCGCGACCGTCGCGACGCTCGACGAGTCGAACAGCGTGCAGGTCGGCGAGCTCGTTCACGATATGGACGAGCTGCACAACGTGTTCCGGATCTTCTGGAATTGGAACGGCTCCGACTACACGCGCACGACCGCGCTGATCGACGCGACCTCCGCCGCGACGCACGGCAAGGCGGACCCGCTCGACCTTAAATTCAAGGGCCTTTATGGCGGGCGCGCGACCGACTCGCTGATCTACCAGCTCGTCGACGCGCTCCGCGATCGCTACGCCGCGCCGCCGCAGCGGCTTACCGCGACGCTGCTCCACTCGCTAAACCGGCTCGAGGTCGGCGACGTCGTTCGCGTCCGCTACGCCTCGGTCCGCGACTTCGCCGGCGCGGGCGCGTCGATCGACCGCGCCTTCGAGATCCAAAACATCTCGGTGAATCACCGGACCGGCGCGGTGCAGCTCGAGCTTTTCGGCTCGACCGCGCCGGCCTCCGCGCTCTCGCCGACGACCGCGACGACCGCGCTCCCGGATGCGTTCTATACCTCGGCCGGCTCGCCGCTCTCGTCGGTCGCGACGATCACCGCCGGCGTCATGGCGACCGGAACCTATACGCTCGCCGGCGGCTCCGACCTTACCGCCGCCGGCTCGATCTGGTATCACGCCGGCGACCTTACGATCCCGCAAGGGACGACGCTAAACATCTCCGGCAACGTGCAGCTGCGCATCCGCGGCTACCTGACCGTCAACGGAACCATCAACGGCACCGGCGGCGGATTGCCAGGCGTCGCGGACGACACCAACCCGCAGACCTCAACGCTTGGGAATCCTGGCTGGGTCGGCAACTCGCGCGGCTGGGATGGCATCGACGCACACGCGGCCTACAAGTCAGGCAACCCGAAGCTCCTCACGCTCCCGGTTCCAGTCACGCAGGGGAAACACGCGAGCTTCCCGCACCTCCAGCTCCAAGTCTCGGGAAACGCTCTGACCGGAATCCCGACTGATCTGCGCGGTACAGGCGGCGGTCCTGGCGGGAGCATTGTCAGCGGCAACAGGGTCGACTTTCGCGCAGCCGGTGGAACCGGCGCAGCAGGAGGGGCTGGCCTTTGCACAATCTCGCGCGGATTCTCTACCGGCGCGTCGGCGACGATTAACTTGTCCGGCAACTCGTCGGTCATGCCGCCGATGCACAACGCCAACCCGAACAAATACTACCCCGGCGCCGGTGGCGCGGGCGGTCCGGGTTCGATGCTCCTGCTCCTCGATGGCTCGGCCGTTTCTGCGCCGGATCTGACGAACCGACTCGTCGCAAACACCGGCTCGGTCCCGATCGCGCAGCCCTATCTCGGCTTCCTGACGTTCCTCGATAACGAGGGGCTCAAAAGATACGACGACAACCACGACCCGTGGGCGGGCTACGCGGACCCTGCCGTTATCTCCGAGCGATCTCTCGCGGGCTCGTGCCTTCGCATCCAATTCGTCCCGGCGCCGGAGACCGCAACGGCCGACCCGGTGGCCGCTCCTCCCTCCGCCTCGGGTCTCTCCGCCGTGGCGCAGGACGGCTTCGTGCTCGTCTCGTGGACCCTCCCCGCCGACCCGGCGAGCTACGACGCCGTGGAGATCTTCGCCTCGACGACGAACGACCGGACGACGGCGGTCAAGGTGTTCGACGGCCGGGCCTCCGACTTTAAGCACATCCTCGCGGATCAGGTCGCGCGATTCTACTGGGCGCGCACCCGCCTCGAGCGGGCGGTCTCCGCGTGGCATCCGGCGACGACGACGAGCTCGGCGACCGCCGCGGCGCGTCCGCCGACCGTTACCGGGTACCTGACCAACGAGGCGGTCGCCGTCGCGGCCGACTCCGCCGGATCGGTCGCGTCCTTCGCCGGCGCGTCGGGCGCGTTCAAGGTTTCGGCGGGCGCGGTCGACGTTACGACCTCGGCGACGTTCTCGCTCTTTGCATCGAGCAACCTGACCGCGACGATCAACGCGTCGACCGGGGCCTACTCCGCGACCGCGGTGGCGGCGGACGTCGGCACGGCGACCTTCCGCGCGAGCTACGGCGGCGTCAC